TTCAGGTAGGACAGGACGACTTGCGTACCCCTCGTTGGGTAGAAAGGAACGAACGCAAGAAGACCCCAACGACACATGTCGCCCTGCCTTATCCGAAACCCCAGTTGATGCTGCCCAAAAGCACCTCCGGGGAAAATGCTAGGTGCGGGCCGATGACGGGGGGTGGCCCTTTTTGCGGACCCTCTCCCCCCTCTTTCGAAGTTCAGAATGGACGAAATGGACGAAAGATCACGAAACTTCGCGTTCGACAACTTGATAGTTTCCAGTCAAGTTGTACTTCATGATCTCTTGAATCGCTTCATTCGTTGCTTCGAGTTGATCCGCTTCGGAGAGCTCGGTGCTGGTGGTGGTGACCCGTGCTAGGTAGGCACAGGTGTGGTAGCCTTGACTCACATCAAATGCAAACCATTCGTCGAACTCATCGAAAGGATCGAAAGGATTGTCCTCAGTGGTCAGTGCTAGGCGTAGCATGGCCTATACACCTCCATTAGAGGGCTGTGGGCGGTGTTCTGAGAGCTTTCTCCTAGCCATGCAAGTACTCCTTGACTCTAGCTACTGAGATGCCCAGTGAGTCAGCGATCTGCGCTGTGGTAGCGCCGTTAGAGCGCAACGAATCGATGCGAGAGCGCTGATGAGGAGCAAGAGCAAGCTTCTGCTTGGGCAGAGCAAGGCTCTTGATAGTGTCCAGATCGGAGTTGGCCATGATCTGCTCCATCATCGAGTTCGAAATAGCACCCTTCTGGATGGCCTCCCACTCACGAGGTGTGGGGACGATCCGTGTTCCAGCTCGATTATAACCGAGACGCTCACGGGCCGTCTTGATGGCCATGGCCTCCAGTTTGGCGCGTTCTTTCTTGCTCAGATTTGGATTTGAATCAAGTTTCTTCTGCACAACTCCTTGTGCCACAAGCTGCGCCTGCCGCTCGAGGGGCTTCTCCTTGAGGGCCCTGTTCAATTTGGCCCGGAGGGATGAAACCTCGGGGGCGTATGCTTTGGCAGCACGGGGGTTTCTCTTGATGGAGGGGGTAGCCAATGCACGCTTACGGCAATCGTTAGCCATGGCCTTCAACTCATTGGCGTGCTGTGCGTAAATACCCTCCATCAGGGTACCGGAAGATAACCGCCTGGCATCAGATGTCTCGGCCATCCTGGTGGACTTGGTCTGCTTCTTGATCAGCTTGCCCTGCTTGTTGATATAGGACTCGCCGGTCTCCTCGTAGACCTTCTTCCCAGTCTTGGGATCATATGGTCCGCCCTTCTTTGCACTACGGGGCTTGCGATGGGGGACGTACTTGACACCCTTGGACCTGGAAATGAGAGTAGCCGCACCTTTATCGGCGCCACCCTGGTACTTCCGCTTGAGAGCGGAGATGCCATTATCAATCTCGGACTGCTTGTAGTTGAGATTATGCTTCTCGGCATCGATGACCACCATGGAATGGCGGACGGCCCGGGCCAACTCATCAGCACTGGCGCCCTTCAGGGTCATGTCCGTAATAAGATTGGACACCTTACCCATCTGGGTCTGAGTATCCGACATCCGCTTCATTCCCTTGTACCCGGGATATGTCCTCTTGGGCTCGAAGCCCTTGAGTCCCTTGAGTGGGGCGCTTGATCGGATCCGGGTCTTCCCCTTGTTGGGGATTACCAGGACGGAGTCGCCGTCAAAATCAGCACCGCTAAGGCGCTCAGCGACATGAGGATGGATCCCAATAGCATCCCGAGCATTGCCAAGAATATGTCTCGACTTCTTGCCTCGGTTGTTAACAGTGAGCGTAGGGATCTCGAAAGTCCCGCCATGAGGATAACGCACGAGACTAACAACGCTACCGTCAGGGTAGTTAGGAGCATACACCTCGCCCTTCTTGAGATGGGGCATCGGCAATATGACCTGAGAAGCCTGGCCGGGTAGAGCCTTCGCCTTCAGATGAACCGCAGCCGAGTCGCAGTCATCGGCCAATGACATGAGCATGCGCTTACGAATAACAGGATTCGTGAGCGACATGATCTCCTGCAACTCCTTGCGCTTACCATCCCTGGTGAGCTGGAGCTGCTGCTTGGCCAATTTGGGTGACTGCTTGGATAAGAACTGTGAGGCCAGGGACTGGGACCAGGAATCCCACTTGCCCTCCTCGTTCACGATATTGAGAGCGCTCAGTTCCTTCTTGCCCGTCTTGGGGTTCTTGAACATCCTCTGCTTGACAACAGCACCGAACGGATTATCCGGGTCATCCTTCATGGGCTTGAGGACCGTGTGGTCCTTGCCGCCCATCATAGGTGTGCCCTTCTTCTTGTTGGTGTTGAAGACGATGTCCTTGCCCTTCGGAATATCATCCGAGTACATGGCCATGCCCTTGAGGTAGTGCGTTCCGTCGACGGAAATGCGCACCTGGGCGTAGTTGGAACCGCCGAGGCTGAGCTCCTTGACTCCACGGCGCATCAGAATAACGCCATCCATGTCGGTTCCGCCGTCCTCGGCGTACTTGACGCTGACTCTCTTCGAGGATATGGGGCGAGGAGTCTTGAGGCCGGTGGACAATATGCCCTTCTCGTCGATGACGACACCAGGAGTGCGGATCTTCTCCCTATGGGCATGAATATCCGCGGCTTTGGTCCCGGGTGGGGCCAGAACCTTGAGGATGGTGTAGTTATCACTGTTGGCCTGCTTGACCTTGACGTCGTGGGTAGTGTATCCCTGGGCCTTGAGGGCCTCGACGGCGGTCTTCAAAGATGTCGACGAGCACTGGAGGTTCTGCTCAACACCCAAGCCGTACTCGATGAACTTCTTCTGCTTCACCTCATCGGCCAATATGTCCTTGACCCGGGTGATCTCATCCTTGCGAAATGACGCGTTGGGCTTGAGAAGCTCACGGACGCTGGACTCGTTGAGTCCCATGCGCCGACCGATCTCCGTGTTGGGCAGACCGGCGTCCTTCATCCTGGATGCTCGAGAAATATCGCCTGCCTTCTTCTCGGCACGGGCGATGCTGTTCAGAGCACGGTACTCGGTGGTGCTCATGCCCCAGGACTTGGCGATATCGACCTCAGACATGCCCTCGGCCTTGAGCTTGTCCCTCTCAGCGAGGAACCCCCTAGCCGACTGATATGGGTCCTTACCGGATCCGTACGGGTAGCGACCCGAGTGGCGCTTGGTCCCGTAGTGAATGAGAATATCGGAGTCCATCAGTTCTCCTCGGACTTGATCTCCTCGATGAGCTTGTCGAACCATGTGATCTTGTCCATGATATGGGCGATGTCATCGGGCTGCGGCTTGTCGACCAGGATATCGTCATTCTGGTAAATGCGGGTCTCGAAGTCGATCTCGCCGGGCAGCTTCTCGTACTCCAGGCAGAACAGGGCTGCGTAGATATGGAGCTGGACCATGTTGACGCGGGTCACACCGGTCTTGAGGTCGTGGATACGCAGAAGGCGCTTCTTCTCGTCGAAGCCGATGGCGTCGGCGGTCCCGAATGCGTTCTCGCTGTGATATAGCACGACCTCTGGGTCAAGACCGTAGCCAATGGCGTCGTTCACGTAGGCGTTGAAGGTGGCCTTGTTCCTCGGCATCCGCAGCTTCAGGCGAATATGCTCGGCGGCCAGGGCGTGGAGCCTGGTCCCCATCGCAGCCGCCTGGGCCGTCCTGAATGCCTCGCCCAGCTTGGCGTCGTCGTAGTTCACCCAGCTGTGCTTGCTGGCGCTCAGAAATGCGTGGAGGCCCTCCAGCCTCGAGTGCGTGTTCCAGAGCATCAAGCGTTCCTTTCTCGTTCTCCGGGTATATGAAAGAAGCGAAGGACCACTCGCCGAGCTTGTCGACGAAATGGTCCTGGTTGGGTCGGTGCGGAGCGTCCTTGCTCCGCTTGACCTCGAGCGCGGCCCACTTGGATCCGAATATGATGATCAGGTCGGGTATGCCCTGATTGTGGTTCGGGTCGTTCTTGAGGATGAGGCAGCCTGGCAGGCGATCCTCGATCCTGGATATGAGGCCACGCTGGTAGTCTCGTTCGAGCATGGGGGTCTATCCTCGAGTCAAGAATTATACCCACGACTGATCATGGCGCAAGGTCGGTGCTCGTCAACTGTGTAGTGATTGAGTGAACTTGCTGGGTAGCGTAGTTGTGATCAGCCGTGGGGCTATGGCGAAAGAGGGTCCAAAATATGGAGGTCCCATCTCCTTCATTATGATCAATGTTCGCGACGCGGTCTATTGTACATGCACTGATCCTGGACCCTGAGGTCTTGAGATATGAGTCCAGCCGTCAGAAGTCTCGTCGGGGCTCCTACCCCTGCCACAAGTAGACTAGATCCACAAGTACAAGACCCACTTGGCCATTTGCCAGCCAAATCCTTATACTCGCTATATATACAGTAAATTCACTCAACTCCTGGCAATCAGAACAAAACTGGCAAATTGGCAAAATAGGGGGTAAAACGTTGGAATTGCAACGAAAAGTGGTTGCCAGATCGTTTGCCACCCCCGTTTCAAAACTGGCAAATCGCTCCAAAACTGGCAAAATTTGGGCTCACAAGTACAATAGATTTCAGCCGTTTGCCACCCCCGTTTCAAAACTGGCAAAAAAACTGGCAAATCACGCGCGTCCCCCCTTCACCACCAGTCACACAAATAACAGAATCGTTGCCCACCCGTCATACCAAGTGGTACGACGGGTGGTACAACAATCACTTCAAAGAGTCGTAAAAACCCCTCTCATTGAAGATCTCCTTAACCCGAATCGCCCTCGAAATGGCCTGATCGATGGGTGACTGGCTCTTCAGGTAGTAGTAGTTCAAGACTGAATAAGGAGTGTTCAGCCTGTCGATTCGCCCCTCGCACTGCTCCATGACCTTCCATGAGTAGTTCTGGGAGAAGAATATCATGGTGTCGCAGGTGGTGCAGTTCCATGCCTCGGCCCCCGCAGTGTACTGCACTAGATACACCCAACGAGAACCCTCCGGCAAGGGTTCGTGCTTGTGACCATTGTACTCGGCGACGGGGACGCCCAGAATATCCCTCAACGACCGCAGCATGAAGAGCTCGTAGTCGAAGTTGTAGAAGACGATAACACGAGGATGGACCTCGCACAGCCTTCTCACCGCCTCAAGTCTCACAGGATCCTCATTCGTCACTCTTCTCAAGACATGACAGAGGCCTCCGGCGTTCTTGATGGGCTCTTCCTTGTACGGATCGAAGCGGTACTTCTGGATCGTACGATATGGCTTCTCCTCGTAGGGGACTGGGACGTCCTGACGGCGCTTGATCGTCTTCTTGACGAACGGCATGTCGACCAGTATGCGATTCCGAAGCTTCAACAGCTTCCCCTGCCCAAGATATCGCTCGAGACGCGGATAGCCGGCCCGGTAGTTGAACTGGCAGTGCTCCCTTTCGAACTGAGTGCGGTTCTTGAAGAAGCCATTGGCGATGAATACCGGACAGTAGTCCAGCCAGTTATCCCCGGGCGTGCCCGACAGCATGATCCACTCGTTGTTCCTGGCCATCTTGACGAACGTTTTCGCCCACTTGCCGTTCCCGATAGCTCTCTGCTCATCGAATATGATGAAGGAGTCACGGATGTTGCTGTAGTTGCTGATGTTATTCCAGGAATCAACCGTTGTGTAGTGCGTGAGCCCGTACATGGCCACATCACCCTGCCAGTCGAGGTCGTCCCTCTTCCGAGCGGTGGTGATTATGACCAGTCGAGGCCCCTCGGCGAGCCTGCGGCCCAGGTCGGCCGGATGCCGCACCCCCAGCACTCTCTCGACGTAGTACTGGAGGGCGACAACCGACTTCCCCGAGCCAGGCTTCCCAGTCAATATACAGCCATTTTCCAGGTTCTTCACAGCTTCGACCTGGTGAGGCCACAGATCAACCGGACCCAAGGCTCCTACCTTCCGAATCGAATATGCATCGGTGACTTGCTCCGATCGACTTCGATCTCATTCAGCTTCTGCACGAGATCTTGCAGATACGGCAGCAGGAGGTCGTCTTGCTTCTCGGTTTCCTGTTTCTCGTCCATCAGTCCGCCTTCCGGGTGAGACGATATGCGATAATTCCGTCCTGCTTGGGAAGTACCTCTATGTTCCAGACAGACTTGTCGAACCAGACTGATCCGTATCCGCTAGTGTTGAGGTAGTAACCCCCAATATACGCTCTTCCGTCGATGTCCTTGCTCGCACAGCCATTGACGACTGCGAGTTTCTCAATCCGTCCCTGATCCACGATCTCAAGTATCACTACTGCTCCTTCTTCGGCGTGAAATAAATGGTCGTCAGGTGGTTGACGTCGTCCTTCTGCTCCCACTCAAGAGCCCGGAACGTCATGACCCTCCCATCATCAAGACGGAAATACCATACGGTCCATCCGGTGTCCGGTTCGTACTCCGCCCACCGCTCGCTGAACTCCGCCTGCTGGACCTCGGTCCCGTACTCCCAGATCAGGATATACGGATCATGCCCGTCGTTGTGCGGGCTCCTGTACTCGCTCACCACAGAACTCCTTGGTAGATATGCTCCCACTTGCGTCTCTTGGCGTTCCACGCCCTCTTCATCGAGTCGCTGTGAGATTCCAGGAAGAGATTTGAGAGCCTGTTGTCTGTCCGGTCGCCATTCATGTGTGCAACCCTCTGCAAGGGCTCCAGAGGGCCGTTGAAGGCCTCCCAGACCATCTTCTGGACGTACTTCGTCCGCCTACACCCGCGGTCCCAGATCGTGATCTGAACATACCCGTTCGGCCGACGATATGAGGCCAGGATCTGACCCGTCGATATGCGCCGAACCCTCCCGAGGTCGCTCACCTCGATGTCGTCGACGACCGAGTCCCGGAATGTCTCACAGGACGACTCGGCAGTGCTGCGGAATACCACTCTCGACCGCTCCTTTCACTCCGTCCTTCATGTTGATATAGTAGTCGATGGGCATGAAGCCATTCTCGTCCGGCTCCCATCGGGTCCGTCGGGGCTTGTACGGCCTACTGCCCTCGAGGAGCTCGAGATTTTCCAGCGAGCAGTTCTCCTTGTCCCCGTCCTTGTAGCCGATATGGTGATCGTCCGGGATCTCCCCGCGGAATGCCCTCCAGACCGTGGTGGGGAGAAGGAGAGTGCGGGTCTGCCCTTCTGCTCGGAAGGATATGACCATCTGATCACGGTCCTCGCGGAATCGGGTGGCGATACGGTTGCCGGTCGTGAAGTTGACGATCTCGGCAGACTTGCTGACCCCGAAATCGGGCCAGTCGCGGAGCGGGACGAACTCATCCCTCAGGTCGACCAGCTCGAGGTTGTCCAGGGCGCAGTTCCAGTCGTCCCCGTCGATATGGCGGATCGCGTGATAAGGCGGGACCTCCGCGTGATTGAAGTGCTCCCAGATGAGCTCGCCCAGCAGACGCATCTGGATCTTGCGGTCGACGTAGATATGGACGCAGGGCTTTCCGTATCGGGACTCGTCGATCGTGATGTACTTGCTCTTCCTCTTGGACCAAATACGCCCATCGCGTCGGTACTCATAGGATTTGAGGGATGGTGCAGGCTTGCTCACTTCAGATCCTCCAGAATATCGACGAGCTCTCCGAAGCTGCTCGCCACTCCGATGATGTCGTGGTCCTTGCGGATGATCCAGCTCGATACCAGCTTCTCTACCGTGAATGCTCTCATGCCCGGTCAACCCTCACAACGATCTCGTCGTCCGTCCACTCTTCACAGACGAACATGAACAGTGGCAGATATGTCAGGTTGTCATCTAGCTCCGTGACGACCATTGCTGCGTTGGGGTCCTGGTCGGCGATATCGCCCTCGTAGCCGAATGCCTTGATCTTCCTCTTGACCTCTCGGCCATCCTCGAGGATGAGTGTGAATGTCATTGTTCGCTCCCTCTCATAAGTACAATACCGAAAAACAGGACCTCAGTCCTTCTGACGAACTGTGATGGTCCGATTCTCCTCGTCGACGTCGAAGTCGCACATGCGGGCCGGCAGATACGACTGGGATCCGTACCCGTTGTCCACGAGGAGATCCCCGTTGTCCTGCCAGTCGACCGAGCCCTTGAGTTCCCAGTGACCGTTGCTGGGCCAGGCGTGGACGAGGACGTTCCACTCCTTCGGCTGGATCCTCTGGGCGACCAGGGTCTCGTTCTCGATGACGTCGAATATGCAGTCCGTGGACTTCATGACGACCTCGCAGACACCGAGGTCGTTGGGCTCGACACGGACCAGCCAGGTCTCCTCATCGCCCTTCTCGGTGTGGACCGTCTCGTTGATGTCGAATATGTAGGTGCGCTCTCCGGACAGACGGAGGTAGAGTCTCTTGAGCATCGTTCGCTCCTTCTCGAGTTATGGAGGGCCCCAGGTCTCCCCAGGGCCCTCCGCGGATATGGTTGTCAGCGCAGAATCGGCTCGTAGAGCCCCCAGAGCCCCCAGAGCTCTCCCTCGCTCATGAGCTCGAATTTGCTGTCGCCCCGGCGGACGACCCACTTGCCGATAGCGCCCTCGTAGATACTCCGCTGAACCTCTCGGTCTCCGGACGTCCAGTTGCTGATCTTCTGGAGATTCTCCTCGGTGATCTTGGCCGCCTCGCAGACGACACGGCGAGGGACGAAGAGTTTGACCTCGAGAGACATCAGAACGGAACCTCCTCGTCGTCCTCTTCCTCGGCGTACAGGGCCTCGAGCTCATCCTCCACGATGGTGAAGAAGCCCTTGTCCAGATATGCCGAGCAGAACTCCACGCCGGCACGAGTCCGACCGTGGTAGGGACGGATGGCGATATCGGCCCGCTCGAGGTCGGCGAAATCGAGGGCCCCGACCGTCTGCTCGTTAAGCAGGGTACGAGTCTTGCCCAGGATGGACACGAGCTTGGGAGGACGGCCTCCGAAGTTGACCTTGACCTTGATGAAGGGCAGGGGTTCCTCCGTCTCGTCACGGGGCTTCAGGGTCTTGATGTTGAATCCCTCCCGCTGGAAGTCCTCGACGGCGTCGTCCGGGATAATGACGCAGAAGGTGCGGGCGGAGTTGCCGAAGCGGTCCTGGACTCCCGCGAAATTGCGGAAGAGGAGCTTGGCGTTCTTGATGGTGTAGGTGTTCGATGGCATGGTTCGTTCCTCTCTATGGGGCTGTAGACTTGAGTGAGCACCTGATCGACGATATGAGGCGGCGAGTAGAGCGCGTACCTCCTACCGCATGTGCTGCCAGTCACGCTTCGTGTAGTGGTTCTTGACCCCGGCCTTCTCGCAGATCATCTCAGTCCTCCTTCGTGATGTCGTTCTCAGTGACGACCTCAGTGTTGTCGATGCCGACGATGAGTCCAGCCTGCTTGAGGCAACGGACGAGATCCCGGTCGTCGAGCTCGTCGCGGCAGATCTCGATGAGTCGTTGGACTGCCTGGCGACGATTGGTGGCGTGGCTGTTGTTGGCGCACTCCTGAAGCTTCTCGATGAGCTTCTCGATCCCCTCGTCCGACATGTTCCATACCTCATCCCGGAGGTAGTGCGTGTAGCCGATGAGGATATCGGATGCGGTCTGGGCGCCGTCGTAGACTGACTCGGTCATTGTTTGTTCCTTTCGAGAAGCCTAGAACCCGGGTTGGGTTCTAGGGGTGAGTTGTTCAGATGGTCTGGTACGAGTCGCAGATGTCCTCGGCCATAGCGAGCATGTCCTCGTTCGTGGCGTCGGGGCGGTACTGGCGGCAGAAGTCGAGTACGGAGTAGTATGCGTACGAGGCGACTGCGAGAGTAACGCCTTTGTCGGCGAAGAGGGAGAAGATGGTCTGCTGGGCGACGGAGGGGCAGGACATGGTCAGTTCCTTTCTGATGGGGTCTCATTATATGCCCTGCCCGTCTCGCGATTCATACTGTCAGGAAGGCGTCGACGTCCGTCCACTTCCTGATCTGGTCCAGGGCAGCATCAACGAGCTGCCTGCCGTATCGATCGTCGTACACGTCACGCCAGTCTCCCTGGACGTCCTCGTAGCCCAGCCAGCGATAACCCTTGCAACCGCTGACATCGCCGTAGGAAATGAGCTCATTGCCCTCCTTGTCTGTTCTGTGATTCTCTCGAACCAGTCGACCTGCTCCGGGAGTGCCTGGATCAACCGGAAGGAAGCTCCCGACACGACCGACGAACTTCCGGTCATCCTCCCCGAACTCGAGGAACATGCGAGTAGTAACCGATCGTGTCTGGGCGACATCCTCGAGATCAAGAGGATCTCCGGAGAATATGGTCTTGAACACGAGCGGCTCCTGGAACTGCTTCCCTGTTGCGTGCCATCCGTCCTTGTCGTGGGCGATGTACACAGCATCATTGGCGAGCAGCATCCGATCATAAGTGGCCTCGTGCTCGAATATGTAGCCGTAGCGACGGCCGAACTCGAAGACCTCCGATATGATGCGATCGTCGGCGTTCGGGATCTTGATCGAGTCCGTCTTGATGTGGGCAACTGTGTATCCTTTCTCCTGCACGAAATGCTTCAGGTCCACCATGAACAGGGCGCCGCGCTTGGCGACGATGTTGTCCACGTTCCTGGGGTCCCTGAGCGGGTTGTCGAATTTGGCGGCCGTGAGTCCGTACGTCGAATTCAGAGCGATCTTCAGCGCATAGGCCAACGCATCGAGATTCGACTCGTTATCAAGATATGGAGCCAGTGCGCCGTTCAGGATCTTGCGAGCCTCATCGAGCTCCTTGTGCTTGATGAGGATACGAGCCCTTTTGAGCTCGCTGTACCTCTTGGTGTACGGTCCAAACAGCTGGAGGTTCTCGATCGACGTCGGATGCATCGACGCGATATCCAGCAGGGCGACGTTCTTGTGGTAACCGGGCTCGGCGTAGACGTAGCCGCCCTCACCTACCTCCTCACCACGATATGTCGACTTGCCGTACTCGTACTTGTAACCCGGGAACATCTCCGACAGGTCCGTGTACCTCAGGTACTGCTGCGTGTTCCTCTGACCCTGGAATATGATCCTCGTTGTCAGGTTGTTGGTGCTCGAGTTGACCGGGAGACCCGCGATCGATGCGAGGATCTGACGGGCCTCCCAGTCGGCCTCCAGGTGATCCCAGACCTTCTCGGTCGCGATCACGTCGTTGTCGCAATACGCCGCGACCTCCTCCCAGCGGTCCTCGGGAACCGGCTCGTCCCAAGGAAGGCCCAGCTCCTTGTGATGGATTCCCAGCTCGATCTCCCACCTCTTCAGGGACTGCTTCTTGGAGGCGAAGTCGTAGATATCGGTGTACGACAGGTTGTACGCCTCCTTGAAGCCCTCCTTGATGAGGTTGGATATGATCTTGCGGGACAGATGGTAGAGCTGCTCATTGGAGTACCCCAGCATCCGACCGTAGAGGATATGGTTGTCGTACCGACGGTTGTTGAATCCGACGAGTCTCTTCTCCGCAAGGTCGGAGATCTCGTTCGGTGTCGGGTTGATCATCCTCTGGATCTCATTCGAGCCCCGGACCTTCCAGTTCACGAGGAACAGGTTGCGGAACACCTCGACGTCGAATATGATAGGCGTGTCGTCCGTCGGCTCCTCGAACTCCTCCTCATGATCGTGCTCGGAGGAGAAATGCATCTCCTGAACGAGCTTGATGCAGTAGTCGGCCTGGTGAGTAGACTTCATGGCGAACGTGAGAACCTTCTGACGAATATCGCTCACGTCGTACGACATGCCCGACTCGTAGGCGTCGTCCAGGATCTTCTTGATGAAGTCGATGCTGGGCTTCGTCCCGGGATGGATCTCCTTGCGAAGGTTCCGGGATATGAGCTTGCGGATCGACTTCTCGCTCTGCATGACCTCCTGCTTGATCACTGACTGTTCCTTGACGGGCAGATATCCGACCTCAACCTCGGTAAGGCCCTGGTGGTCGGTGCACTCGGTGAGACGTCGACGCAGCGCCGACTTCCCCGAGTAGACCTTGCACTCGACTCCCGGGGCAACCATCCTGGATAACTCGGACGGATCCCCCGGGTATCGATAGTGGATGTGGACTCCACCCCCCGATCGGCTGAGTTCAGCATAGGAGGGAATCCACTTCCGAGCCTCTTCAAGGCATCGAGTGCGGTCTTTGTCGAGGTCGATGTCGATAACAATGTCTCTCTCGGGTACAAGGACATAATGCTCCTTCCTGGGGTCCAGATCCTTGAGAGTGGTTGTGACGTTGTCCCAGCGATATGATGGGAGACCGTTCTCGTTGGCGTACTGAGCCGGCTGGTCCTTGTAGAGCTCGTCGAGATATGAGTCCCTTTCTCTCATGTCGGTCCAGTCCGGAATCGGGCTCTCTGATTTCTCCCCCTGGGAAAATTTGGATTTCAGAAAGCCCTTGTACACTTTGCGCCTGCTAACCCCGTCGATCATGATGCGATCGTGGAATTCCTCGAAGTAGTCCCGGATCTCGTCCTTGAACTTGTACATGGGGTACACGGTCCCGTCCGAGTACGTCTGGGAGTACTCCTTGTACATCTCGTAGACGCGCTTCAGGGATACGCCATCCTCATCATCCAACTCGTCGCTGTAGAAGTCGAGGAAGTTGTAGATGGGGTTGGTCTTGCTCATCATCCCGATCGGCTTGTAGTTGTCGTAATACGATGATCCCTTGGACCTATAGACTTCGATGCAGTGGTTGACGATGGAGCCCCGCTCGTCTTCGATTCGATCCATGATGTCATCGTACCGACGAATATCGAGTTTGCGGCCCGAGGGCTCCACGTCGATAAGCCTCCTCGTCAGTCCACTCTTCGAGTCGGTGATGCGGACCGGCAGATTGGTCCCTACGAACAGCATGGCCTCGGACTTGAACTCGTAGAGGGACTTGCCCTTCTCGTTCATAACCATCGGCTCGTGGGATACGAGACTGTTGAGGCGGCTGTTGTCCGCGATCTTAGCCAGATTACCATCATGCTGAATGGCGACCCTGGGATTCGACTTGAACGGCTCGAGGGCGAACTGATCGCTCGGTCTGCCCAGGGCCGCCGCGTCGAACTTGCCGATATGATCGTCCAGCAGCCTCGAGATGAGATTGAGGACGGTCGACTTTCCCGATCCGGCGGACCCGTACAGCACGAAGAATTTCTGGATCCAGGACGAGTCCCCCGTGAATATGGATCCGATGCCCCACTCGAGCTTCTCCCTCTCGTCCGGATCGTAGAGAGTGCTCATGAGCTCCTCGTATGCGGGGCATGGATCGTCTCTCAGAGAATATGTTAGAGTTCTGGTCGCGTAGTCCTCTCTTCTCGGCGTCTGATCAGCGAACAGGATCCCGCCGTCAAGGGGATGGTAGACGTCCGGAAGCTTGGACATCCACGCCTTGTAGTCCGCATATGTCTTGGAGTCGTAGTCCCCCAGATACCGTGGCCAGACGGACCCGTCCACTCGTTCGGACGTCTCCTTGAAGTGACGGGCGATGTCGGCGTCCACGATACGCGTCAGATCGTACTCGTCAGTACTCCAGAAATGCGTCTCGGGGTTGTACACGGCGTAGAAGGACTTCCCACGAATCATGAGGTCCTTGAATCGGAGAACACGCCAGGCCGGCCGTACCTCGGTCGTCCCCGATTTGAGGGCTCGCTCCTTAATCTCGTAGAAATCCATTAGACTCCTTATATGTCGTAGTTCTCCGCCAGATAGAGTTGCATCTGGTACCAGAGCTCAAGACGGTTCTGGTTCTGGAACTCATCCGACTCGTAGAACTCCGGAACGGACTCGAGAGGGAATATGCCTCCGCGTCCGTGGGAATCGTACTGACGGCTCATCCACCTCTGGACGGTCTTGTCGACCCTCCTGTCCAGGGCGTTGCCGCTATTGTCGAACTGGTAGTCCGTATAGTTGATTCCAAGGTTCTCGATCATCTCCCAGAAATACGGATCGAGTCCCTCCTCGTCATCTAGTTCGAAGGCCATGCGATCAGCGAGCCCGAGCAGGACCTCGAGCACACTGGCAGGGCTCTTGCGAAATGCCGGTGAGAGCTTGCCGCCATAGCGGTTCCGCCACTCACGACCATCCATGTCCCGATTGCGGTCCATCATGGCGGAGTAGCGGAACTCAATATGGTGGAGCTTCCACAGGAGGTGATAGGTGTCGAATATGCTCGGCAGCCCATCCTCGCTCTCGTCCAGGAACGAGAGTAGGAAGTCGAAGTACTCCTGTTCCATCAGCGGGATCCGGAGTACGCGTCCTCAATGATCTCGAGTCGAATATCGTAGGAGAGATCGAAGTTGCGGATCCACTTGACGACGATCTCGTCCGACTGCGTCTCGAGGTCGACATTTCCGAGCCACTCGCCCACGTTGTCGATCGTGACCATGTCGCCGTCGCAGAGGACTCGATCCTCCGTGAAATACATCAGGCCGACCCGATCGAAGTTGAAGGCTCCCTCGTCGTACTCGTCCTCCGTGATCTCACGGATGGACTCGCCCTCGGCGACAGGCTCCTCCTCTTCCTCCGGCTCGTCACTGATCTCCTCGGAAATGTCCTCCTCTTCCTCCGGCTCGTCACTGATCTCCTCGGAAATGTCCTCCTCCATGGCGAATCGGAGGTACTTGTCCTCGATGATCTTCTCGTACTTCTCCTTCATCTCGCTCACCTCCTCAACTTCCTCGTCTGTGATCGGTTGAAAGACCTCGACGGAATATGCAACGGGCCTCTCGGCCCCCTTCTCCTTGGTCCAATTCTCGTCCTTGCAGTCCTGCGCGGCGAGGAGTCCCGCCGTGAGACCGACGACGAGCGCCGGTAGCAAATGCATTATCGTTCCCTTCTCGTAATCAGTCGTCCGATGAAATAACCCAGCAGGATGAAGAACAGCGCCTTCATCGAATGGCCAGCCTGTCGATCTGGTCCCAGATAACGCCGTCGACGTTGAAGTCGAGGACGAACTTGGTCACCTCTCGTCCGAGGACCGGGTCGTAATCCCGGTAGTTCAGGACCTCGAAGTTGCCGAACTCAACGATGCCGTCACCGTCCTCGTTGTCGTAGACCCACCCGACCACTGCGCCGGCGCTCGTCTGAGGAAGCCCGAGACCCTTGTAGACCTCGTTCAGGAGCAGATACCCGCGAGTCCTCAGGATATCGTTGGCGTAGTTCTCCTGGGCGTGGAGGATCATGAGGCTGTAGTCCTCGTTGCCCTCCCAGGCTCCCGCGTTCTGATCGAATATGACGGCATACGGCGAGACCCCGAGCTCCCTCATGAACTCCTCGGGCTTGAGCTGGAACTCTCGCCCCGTCTCATCGTAGTACTGTTTCTTGGCCTCGTCGAGGGCCTTCTCGTTGGAGTGGTCGATGATCTTCCCGACCGTCTCCTCACCGAGGCTCTCCTTCATCTTGTCCTGGTACTTGCGGAAGGACCCCTCAAGACCGGCGTAGGCCATGGACAGACCCGCGATCCTCTTGGCGGAAATGCGGTGGGCGAGGATCAGGGAAATGGCGGAGGCCGTCCCGATGCTCAGCGGCAGCGCGTAGTGCTTGACGAGGACGCCGGCGAGCTTGGCCCAAGCACGGGCCTTGGCGATCTGGATATCCCTCTTCTCGAACTTCTCCTCGTCCTCGGCCGCCTTGACCGTCGACAGCTCGTTCAGGTCCTCCCATGTGGCCTCACCGACGCTGAGCGTCTGCTTGGCCGCCAGGACCGTGGTGGCGGTGAACCCGGCGATGCCCAGGCCCGTCAATATGGCCGGAGCGTGCTTCGAGGCCACGAGAGCGCCCTTTCCGATGAGGCGCGTAACAATAGTGAGACTCATGATGCGAAATACTTCCTCTCGTTCAGCTTGTTGTACACGGCGATGACCTGTCCATCGCTCATCCTGTCGACCTTGGATACCCACGCCGGGGCGGCTCCGTATGCCGTGCGCAGCTTGGCGCGCATCTGCGCTACCGTCACTCGTCATCATCCTTCCACAAGTCGTAAATGAATCCTACGGCGACCCAGAGAGCCACCGTCATGAGACTGAGTGCCACGAGCCAGATCTCCTGGGCGATCAACCCGGCCGTGACCGCGAGTACCACCAATATGGCTCCGACCCCGTACGCTGTAGTTCGGTCCTCACTCTTCATCGAACGTCCTCCGGCTTCGGCAGATCAAGAATATAGCCATTGCGGGCTCGGACGGCCCTGGCTCCTCGCAGGTCCCTCCAGCCCCAGTTCTCGTCCGTATACGTCTGGGAGATCCCGGCCATGCCGTACAGATCCCCGACAGTCGCCACGTCGTACTGATCGCAGATGCTGATCAGATGGTTCAGGACGTCCTCCGCCTCGTTACGAGTGGCGAAAATGATAGACTCGAGATTGTGCTCACGGCGGTCCCTCTGGGTGTAGACCCGCTCGGTCGGGGTCTCGCGCCTTCCATAGGTCCGGTTGGAATATGAGGTGTAGGTCCTGCTGGACTTGGAGCGCTGAGGACCGCCATCGCCGCCGAAGAGCAGACGGTCGATTCCGGAGGTGAAGATATCACTGACGGCGTTCTTGATGCTCGGTAGGGCGATATCCCACAGCAGGTAGTTCCCCACCTCCTTGATGTCTTCGGCGAAGAAGGCACTCAGAGCCTGGCGTCCGAGCGATCCCTTGTCGATCCTTGCGGGCGTGGATACGATGCGCTCAGGCCTGGGTTTGGACTTGCGGGCATTGGCCGGCAGGTCGCCTCGGATCGGGATGTTGTCCGTCATGTTCGTCCTTTCTGGGGAAATAGGAGGCCCCGAGTCTCCCCGGGGCCTCCTCAGGATATGGATGTCAGGCCTCGATCGTCTTGAAGACGTCGGGGCGCTCCTTCTTCGCCTGCTCGATCAGGGACTTGGGCATGACGCCGTTGAAGAACTTGATGCTCTTCTCCTCGTCCTCCAGCAGACTCAGGACGAACTCGTCGTAGAAGATGCTGTCCTTGAAGTTGGCGAGGATCTCGGGAGACTTCCTGAATCGCTTGCCGTCCGACGACCTCTCGCCGTAGGCCTTGTCGACCATGGTGCGGAAGAAATCGAACAGCTTGAACTTGTCCGACATGGTCCAGTCCTCGGGCTTGCGAGACATGAATGCCTGAAGCGTGTCCGTGAAACCGCCCGGCTCCGACTGCTGGAGCTCGATGAGATCCACCTTGTTCATGTGGAACCAGAGGGTCTCAGTAACCATGTCGCCGTCAAAGGTCTCGGCGCTGACGTTCATCTTGATCATGAATATGCCTCCTCAGGCGATCGAGTTGAGAGTGATGCCGGCGAGCGACTTCGTCGTCTTGACGATATGGTCCCACGAGGTCTTCTCGTCGAACTGCTCGCTCTTCTTGATCGTGCGCTTGACAGTCTTGCCGTTCTCGGTGAGGGTGACCACGACGGCCGTCTGAAGCTCCATGTTCGTTCCTTTCGAAAAATGATAAACCCAGGACCCGTGTTAGGGGTCCTGGGCTCGAGGTGTATCAGTCGTCGGTGTCTTCGACGAGCTCAGCGTCAACCACGTCGTCCGAAGACGTCGAGGCGGTCTCCTCGGTGTCATCGTCGCCGGAGGCAAGGGCCTTCACCAGGCAGAGAGCTGCGAAGCCGGCTGCGGCGGGCAGGGCGTAGCGAGCACTCTTCTTGGCGATACGGCCGAGCTTGCTCCAGTTGACGGTGACGACGGGAGAGTCGTCCTCAACGGGCTCGGTGGACGGAGTCGTGGTGGAAACGGTGGTCTCAGTCATTTGAGTGATCCTTTCGAGTTGATGGTGGTCTCATTATAGGGCGTGCGAATCTTGCGAAAGCTTATACCCTGTGTTGCAGGGTATAAGCGGTCTAGTTGTTCGAGGGTGTCTTGATGGAGTCGATGGTCTCGGCGAAGTTCTCGGCGTACTGTTGTCCAGCCTTGTCTCCGACATATGATCCGAGGACGCCACTACCGAGGCTGTAGACGACAGTCAATGCCACCCCGGCTGGAGGGCAGAGAGCGCTGACTACAGCACCGGCGGTGATGCTGGCGGTTGTCGAGGCGACAAAGTTGACGACCTTGTATCCGGCGGTTTCTTTGAAACTCATGGTCGTTCCTTTCTTGAGGGGTCTCATTATGAGCTATGCTCATCTCACGAGAGCTTGTACCACCGCTCGGTCGGCTCGATCACGAAATCGAGGACGATGCAGGCTCGACCCTCCTCAGTGACCCGGGAGCCGTAGTGCACCTCGATCTGCCTCTGCTCGTTCCATCCGAGCTGGTCGCCCAGGGAAATGCCCTCGAGGCCGATGCCTGCGTAGAACTCGTTGAGGCTGACGCACATCTCCCGAAGCAGGGTGTAGTTCAGCTCGTTGACAACTCGATCGATCTTGTTGACGGTCGACTTGAAATAACGCCCGCTGTAGGCGTCGTAGAACAGGCAGTCGCCCTCGCCGTAAACGATCGTCTCATGAGGAACCGGATGAGCCTTGGAGGCCGCCTTCTCGGCGATCTGCTTCTCCTCTGGACCCAGGCGCTCCTGGACCGTCGAACGATAACGATCGTACATCTGCCGAGCACCCTCGTAGGCGAGGAGCAGGGATGACTCGCGCTTGACCGAGATGCTGTGAGCCCCGACGATGCAGGCTCCAGTGGCCAATATGGCGATGGCGGGAGGGGCGTAGATATTGGCGTAGATCATGATCCGCTGCTCCTTGGTGAGGCGCTTGAACTCATCAATATCCCACTCGTGCATGATCCTGTCGGCCCGCACGCTCAGTGCTACGGATGCCCCGACTCCGATAAGGGCGAGTCCCGTTAGGATATGGTGCGAGTTGCGCAGAATGAATGTCTGGGCGGTCCTGAGGATTGAGAGGTTCATCGGTAGTCCTCCTGCGTGTTCTTGATGGCCTCGAGGAATATCGCCTTGGCGATCTCGGGGTCCGTACCCTTCGGCACCTTGAGTGCCACTCGGACCATGTTGGTCTCCCGGTCGACGTCGCGGTAGATAACCTGAACATCAGCGTCGTTCATGTGCGTTCCTTTCTCGAGAAAACCTAGAACCCTTGTGGGGTTCTAGGAGTGAGTGTCAGTCAGTTGGCGGGAGCGTTCTGCTCCGCGGCCTTCTTGGCGATGGCCTTCTTGACCTCCGCCTCAAGCATCTTGTTGATGAGGAGCTTGGCGGCGAAGGAAACGGTAAGGGCGGCAACGGCGAAGACGACGCGGGTCATTGTGGTTCCTTTCGTAGGAGTCTGGGGGTCTCATTATAACCCTTGCAGAACCCGCGAAAACCTATGCTCCCTGTTAGGGAGCACGGGCTGTCAGAGACTGGTGTCGATGTGGATGGGCTTGGTGAAGTCCTGCTTCGAGTTCTTGTTCCGGTTGATGCACCACTTGACGATGGCGTAGATGCCAACACAGTAGATGATCGACTTGATCAGGTTCTCGACGATGCGGGAGATCAGCATGATATGATCCTTTCGTATGGGTCTCATTATAGGACCTGTGGATCCTGCGAAAACTCAGAACCCGTGAAGGCTCTGAGAGTGAGATTTAGTTCTTGGTGATGTCGTGGTCGAAGATCTTCTTGATCTCGTCCCAGTCTTCGTCGAAGCGCTGCTTAGCGCGAGCTGCGACCGGAGGAAGCGGGGTCGACAGGCTCTCGATGGTCTTCCGCTGGGAACGGACGACTTTCCTGAGTTGTACGATAAGCTTGTTCTGGGCGTAGACGGCGTAGGCGAACATGACGAAAGAGAGGATTCCGAAGATGGTGAAGATGATGGACATGACAGTTCCTTTCCTTGAGGGGTCTCATTATAGGACGTGTCGAAATCGCGTCTCCGAAAACTCACCCCGGGAATTTTTCAGAATCGAAAAACCTAGAACCCTTGTGGGGTCCTAGGTCTTGATTCTCAGATGCGGATCTTGGCGACGAATCCGAGGGCCTTCGAGGCGACCGGGAATATCTGCTCAGCCTTCAGGATGGCGACGATTCCGACGAATGAGCCCACGGCGCCCACCACAGCATCCGGACTTGGGCAGAAACGGCGCCGTTTGGCGTCCTGGATCTGCTCCAGATCCTTGATGTTGCGGAGAGCGTGCGTGTAGGCCTCACTGTCGGGATCCATGCCGTCGATGAAGGAATAAGCGTCATCCAGGGCGGTCTGGGCATTCGGCTTGTTGTCGGACATGGTGTTCCTTTCAAATGGGGGTATCATTATGATCCATGTCTGATCCGCGTCTCAGGCGACCTCTGACACCTTGAGGGTGGCGGTGTCCTTCTTGGTCATGTCCTCAGCGGGAGTCTCGAGGGCGGCGTAGACCTCCTGGTTCTTGTGGTCCACATGGAGGACGCCGTCGACCTTGGGCTCGTAGTTCTTCGATGCCAGACCCAGCAGAGCGCCCAGGAAGGTGTCGACGGCGGTGATGGTACCGACGACGGCCTCAGTGTGAGGGAACCCCCACAGGCCCGCCAGCGCCAGATAAAGGGTGGCGAGGGCAGGAAGCAGGATCTGGGCAATCCACTTCAGGGTGTTGTAGGTCTGATTCGACAGAGACAAAACGCTTGTCCTTCCTTCTGGTGTCCGGGAAATGGATAGGAAGCCTGTTGACGGCGTCCATGACCTTCTCGGCGGTCCCGTTGCCGCCGAAGGTGTGATAGGGCTGATACAGATACTTCTGCAAGTCCTCGAACTCGTCGATCGTGATGTAGCCCCGGGACAGATACGCCGTCCCCATGGCTACGATCTGATTGTGGGCCAGACCGAGCATCAGCTGGGTCTTGGCGTCATGTCGCTCGGATCTCTTCTGGAGATATGCCCAGATCCCACTACTCGTGAGGACCGAGCCGAAAATGGTGATCACGAGCTCCAGCATGGGTTGCATTCAGCCTCCGATTGACATGAGCGGGCGAACTCCGTACTTGCTGGTCCAGTCCGCCCATGAGACATGCCGCTGGTCGCCGTAATACAGGGCGAAGCGGTTCTTGGCGACCTGATCCCTGAGCCAGAACGACTCGCCCGAGAAGGGGATCGGGTTGCCCAGACGGAAATAGCTGAGCTGACGAACAATCGGCGACACATTGTTATCGTTGCCGTTGACCCCGACATGAACGAAGTTGGAGCCGAACATCTCGAACTCAGAAGGGATCGTGACCTTTGGGTACTCCCAGCTCCAGCTCTTCTCTGTCAGTTCCCAGGAATTCTCCGTGTTCTCGAACGCATGCGGCTCGAACACCGGGAAGCTCTTGAAGTCCGATATATCGAACGCCTGAAGGGCGGAGGCGAAGCGCACCATGCCCTCGGCGTAGTCACGGCGCATCTTGGAACCGTTCCACCCATTGATGCACCAACCGGCCTCGCCGATGTTGTCTATGCCTAGATTCCGGTCACTCATGATCGTGATCCGGTGCTGGTTCGTCCCGTTGGGGTGATCCAGATATCGGTCGAAGTCAACGATGATCCACCGGCAGGTGTTGTCGTTGAACTGCCAGTAGTCGCCCAGCCACATCCCGTCGAATGTCCCATTCCTGATGGCCATCTTCTGGGCGGCCGTGATGGTCTTACCGAGATTGTTGCCCCGGGTAATGACCTTCTTCAGATTCGGGTCGTTGTTGAAAGCGTTCAGAAAATCGAACTTGTTGTTCAGAGTGATCTGCTTGGGCTGCATGACACTCTGAGCCCATTGGGCGTTCTCAGTCCCCGTCTTGCCCCGCAGATCGATGATCTCGAAGGCCGTCGCGTCCTGGGCGCCCCTGGGGACGCGGACGGCGGCAATGAGGACCTCGTAATTGTCTGGGGTCTGCGTCGGCTGAGGGATACCCTGATTAGGATTCCCCTGAACGGCCCGGATGTTGGCGACCCGGACGGTCCTGGTGTTGTCGACTCGGATGAATATGGCATCGTAGCGATCACCATCGGTACTGCCCGGGTTCAAGGTGTAGTACCGCTCCGCATCGTTCTCGAGCCAGTGCCCCTTGAGCCAGGCGCGCCCCGACTGAATGATGATCTGACGACCGTTGCCCTTGACGACCTGGTAGGCCCGCCCCCAGTTCTGGAAGATGCCGTCGGAAATAACCCCGTCGAACATTCGGCCGAAGTCGTCTGCGGAGTACTTCCTATCCCCGTTGATGGAGACGAAGAATCCTGATCTCTCTGTCATGTGATGTTCAACCCCGGTTTCGACTTCTGAATATCGGACAAGGACTCGAATGTCGGGTAGAAGACGTCCCCTTCCGAGTCCGAGGATGTACGGATGTACTCGGTCACTCTAGCGATGTCCTGCTGCCCGAACTCGTTCTGGATCTGCACGAAATCGCCAAGGAAGAAGTCCTCGTTGTAGACGTACATGGACTGCTGAGCGGCCTCACCCGAGAACATCTCAATGGGCATATGACGCCACAGCTCGGTGTTGCACTGCTCGTGGATCTGGCGGTAAATGGAATTGGGATCCACCGTAGCGACGCCCTTGAACCCGTTTCCGGCCTGCATGTACCCGTTGGTGTGCTCGATCGAAGGGGATTGCAAATACCCCTCGCGAAGACCTAGTCCTTTAGTGCCGACTCGAATCGAGTTGTTCTGCATCGCGGAGTCGCCATTCTGGTCCAGGTACTCCTGCTGATACCCATTATTGGTGAACAGTAGATTATTAGGCACTGTGAATTTAACAGCGCCCGAGAATATCTTTGTTCTGGTACCGACTTTGGACTTGAAGTACGTGGCCTTGGACAGGTTGTCGTACTTAGGGGAGAACACGACCGGAGGACGTTCCCCTTGGTTGAATGTGCGGTTAACGCCGTTGTACGTGTATCCGTACCAGTAATACGGATCCTCGCCGTCGTATTCAATAGCCCATCCCGACATCGTCAGATCAGTGAGGTTCTGAACGATCTTGTACCAGGATCCTTCCATTGTATAAGGATCCTTGCTGTAATCGGGATTGTTCGTCCATTCGTGGGCGTAATTCATCGGGCGAACATTACCGTCACCGCTGACCTCGATATTTCCGATATCCAGGGAGGACGTCGGACGACCGCGACGGATTCCGTCCGGAAGCTCGTCAACCGAATACCATCCGAATCCCAGGACGTAACGCTCATGCGACGTATCAAGCGAGTCCCGCTGCTTGAACAGTAGGTTGGTGTAGTGCTTGATGACGTCCTTGACCTTACCTCGGGTTCTCTCATGCTTGCATAGAAGGGTTCCGTCCCACATCGGGTAAGGATGCATGACCCGTCGGTCCAATATGGCCTCGAGGCTCCGCCCGCTGACCGTAAGCAGGGACTCCTTGCCGTACTCCGTGTTGAGCTCGACCTGCTCGATGATCATGAGCTTGTTCGTACCCTTGGTGTACAGGTAGTAGTCCAGCTGGTAGGTCCTCAGATTATCCAAGGTTCCGGGGACCACGAGCTTGAAGTCCCCGAATCCGTGGAATCGCTCGGTCCAGACGACGGACTTGTAGTCCTCGCAGATATGCTGGATGATCATGGACTCATCCAGTACGGCAAGATACATGTCACACCCCCTGGTAGAGAACGTCGGTTGAGAAATAGACGTCGGTCAGCGTCGGATCGTTCATAGTGATCTGGAACTCGTTCACGCCGGGCCTCAGCTTGAGCCAGTCCGAGTTCCGGTCCAGTGCTGCCAGGAACTTGTCCTTGCGATCGCCTCTGGTCCGGATGATGTACTTGGAGCCGACCCTGGAATTAACGGTGACGACGTCGCCGCCGACGATCGGGTCGACCTTGTAGTACGTCTTGTCGAGAAATGCTCCGGTGAGCTTGAAGGTGTCTCTGGAGAATGTCTCGGTGACCGTGATCGGGAGCTTGGCCCCTGGGCGGAACCGGAATATCATGGTGAATCCGGTCTCCACCTCGCCCTTGTAGTCGATGACCGCGGACAGGACTCCACGATCCTTGGCGAACTCGAGCGAGGGGGAGGGCTCGTCCATGAAGTCGAACTCGAAAGTTCCGATGTCCCGCTTCCACTCGAGGTTCTGGTTAACCATCGTGTCCGCATCATGCCAATAGGCGTCCGGGCACAATATGCTGACGTTGATCTCCTCGTCCTTGGAGAAGATATCCGCCTCGACCGACTCGACGTAACCCTCGGTCCTGACCCTGCGCTTGTCCGTGTTGACGTATACAGACATGGGCTGCTTGATCTGGAACCAGGAGTAGATGCGCTGACGGGTCGTCTCGATGTCGGGATATGGCAACGGCGCGAGTTTGATCTTGAGGTTCCTCATTCCCGCCCTCGCGCCGTTGAAGATCGCCACGTCCGTCAGAGCCAGTTCCGTGGTGTTGATCGAGGCCTTCGTTGCCGACAGACCGTCGACGGATTTGACCGCGACGCCCTCGATCCACGGGTTCGTGAGTGAGAGCACGATCCTGTGCTGACGATATGTCAGGAACTCTATGGACTCGATCATAAGTCGTACATGGCTCCTCTGAACTGTTCGATCTGGTTGTGCGTCTGCCTGTAGATCTCCGTCTCGGACAGAGCCTTGGGAGACGTGTTGTACTGGTTGAACACGACGTTGCTGCCGTTGTTCACAGTCTCGTTCACAGTCTCGCCGACGCGGGACTGAGCGCCCTGGACGGCCCTTCCCGCGAGCTGGGTCGTCATGTTGGCCGACAGGTTCTCCTGAATATCATCCTGCGGCAGAAGCTCCTGGATCTTGCTGGCCTGCTCCTCCACTTGCGAGAGGTCCAGAACCGGCTTGATCGTCGGGTTCATGTCGCCGCCGAACGCGTCGTTCCAGATATCCTTCGTGTTACCGAAACCCTTGGCGAGCGCGTCGACGGTGTCGTGAGCCATCGTGGATGCCGCGTCGATCCCCTGCTCGGTGTTCTCCGAGATACCGTTGGTCAGACCCTGCATCAGGAACTCACCGATCTCGAACATGACACGAGAAGGAGAATGAATACCGAATACCTGCTTGGTCGTGTTAACGACGCTGGTACCGAAGTTGCGAATCGTCTGCTTGACCTCTTCGATCTTGCCCTTGATTGCGTTCTTCAGACCATCGACGAGTTGTCTACCGGCGTTCTTCATCCCAGCGACACCCACGGTTATGAGAGTGCGAATCCCGTTGATGATGCCGTTCTTGATGGCGGTGACGAGTCGCATACCCGCCTGAGCCAGGGCTTCGGAGTTGTTCTCGATCGCGTCAGCGAGTCCGTTGATGAACTTGATGATGGTCTCGAACGCCGCCTGGGTGATCCTCGGCATGTTGTCACCGAGGCTCTGAATAAATGCCACGATGCAGTCGGTCGCCTTGGTCCCGATCTCGGGGATCTTGTAGGACAGACCCTCGAGGAAGGATGTGAGGAGGTCTGACCCCCTCTCGACCAGTGTCGGCATGTTCTGAATAAGAGCATCCGACAGGGTGATGATCAGGAATATGGCGCAGTCGATGATGTCCTGTGCCGAGTCGTAGATCACCTGGATGATCGCCTTGATGATGGTGAGCATCAGCTCGACAAACGTCGGAATCGACTGGATCATGGCCTCGGCGGCAGCCGTCAGGATGACCACCAGATACGAGACAATGGTATCCTTGTTGTCGACGAAGACCTGCATCCAGTTGATTAGTGCCTGACCGAGTGCGGTGCCCATCTCGGGCATGCGCTCGATGAAGCCATCGACGGCCTCGAGAAATGTCTTGACTCCCTCGGATCCGGCGGTCGATAGGTTGGCGATGGCGTTCACCAGTTCGGCTATGCCGGACGTTGCGAAGCCGACCCCGTAACCGATCATCAATATGGCTCCGCCCAGAGCGAGCAGACCGATGGCCGCACCCTCGGCGATATAACCGACAGCTACAAGAGCCCCCAGACCCAGCGCCATGATAGCAATACCCTTGCCCGCCGTGCCCCAGTCCATCTCGCCCAGTGTGCGCATTACGGGTACGAGCATGGCCAGAGCCATCGTGGTCACCAGGAGCGCCGCGGCTCCCCCGATGCCTCCGCCGCCGAGTTGGGAAATACCGACTAGTATACCCAAGGCGACGCTCATCATGGTGAGCCCCTTGATATAGGTGCCCCAGTCCAGTGCGGCGAATTCACTGATCTCCTTGGAGACGAGTTTGAGAGTCGCTGCGAGGATCAGGACGGAAATGGCCCCGGCTAACGACTTACCGCCCGAGAAATTATCATCGCCCAGTCTCTTGACCGCGATGACCAAGGACGCCAGACACAGGTCCATGGCGATGATGCCCCTGATCGTGTCACCCCAGGACAGGTCGCCGATCTCAGTGAGAACCTTGGCTATCTGGCGCATGGTGAAAGCCAGAGCGAGAAATGCGAATGCAGAGGCCTTCTTGACCTTCACCGTACCCATCTCCGACATCATACTCATCATCTTCATGATGAGCCCAAGAGCCAGAACCCCCTGGGTCAGGTCCGCGAGGCTCATCTCGCCCAGGGGTTTGACGGCCTTGGCGAGGAGCAAGACACCCAGACCCAGAGGAATTGCCGTCAGGGCGAAGGCCAGAATATCCTTGTTCTTCTTGGTCGTCGTGTCGGCCATGGTCAGCATCATCTGTATGACTGCGTACAGGCCAATGCACCCCTTGAGGATATCGTCCCAGTCCATTGAGCCGATGTTGCTCAAGGCTTTGCTGAGAAGCAGAGCCACTCCGGCCAGGACGATAAGCGCGAACATTCGCTTGGCCAGACCCTTCATGTCCTTGCCGTCGTTGGAGTCGGACAGCTCGTCCTCCGCCTTCTTCAGCATGTTGAACATGAAATACAGAGCGGAGCCGGCAAGAATGATCCGGTTAGCTGGTATCTGAGCGACGACCCATAGGGCGCCTGCTAGAACGAGAACCGCGGCGGCGAGCAGGAGGATCGTTGTGGCCTTGACGTGGTTGGTCGTGGCCTCCATCGAGTCCTTGAACGCGTCAATGGTGTCCTTGACACTACCGAGGATGCCTGCGAAGTTTGACCCGGCCTGTCCCCACTCCTTGAGTGTGGATATGACCTTGCGCGCCATGGCGATGAAGGTGGCCAGGGCTCCGGCCTTCAGGATGCTGTCGAATATACCGGTGTAGTCCCCATTGTCGGCCATCTCCTTGAGTTCGCTGAACGCGCCCTTGAACGGCTCGATGAGGGCCTTGGCGGCGACGACAGCGACCTTCCCGATGGCTCCGAGAACCTTCCCGATGCCCTGAATGAGCTTGACGAAGTTCTTCCAGCCCGCGGTCGCCTTGTCCTTGAGCTCGAGATTGGCGATGAAGTCCTTGGTGGTATTCCAGCCGTACTTGACGGACTCAGCGTACTCACCCATGAGAGTCTTCAGATCACTGAAGGCCTTCTTGAATGGCTCAACGTCGAAGTCGAAGTTCAGGGTCGCCAGATTCTTCAGGACGCCCCAGACACCCGATCCAACGGACTTGAGAATGCCGCCGATGGAAGACAGCCAGGCGATATCCGGCCCGTTCTTCATCTGCTCGGCCCACTCGCCGAACTTGGTGGAGATCTCGTCGTAGAGCTCGGCCAGAGTTCGCATCTTAGGAGTCAACCAGTCCTCAACGACGACCGCCTGCTTGTTGATGCACTCGGTCAGCCAGTTGATGAAGCTGGTGAGCTTCTCGATCGCCGGAATAAGATGGTCGGCCAGGTGCTGCCCCCAGAAATAAGACTTCTTGAAGGCGGACTCGAACAGGTCGACGATCTTGTTCTTGAGTTTTGTGAACTTGGACTCGTTCTCCTCGGCGGAGTCGCCCGCATCATCCGTGGACTCGCCGACGATACCGAGCGCCTGACCAACCTCCTGGGCGCCCTGCTTGAGCTCCCGGAATGGGCCGACGACGGCTTCCTTGATTCCGGAGCCTGCGGACTTCAATGCCTCCCACAAGGCGTCCCAGGCCTCCCTGAGGCGCCTGAGGCTGGGCGTGATCTCGTCGTGGAATCCCTCCGAGAAGTTCTCCCAGATACGCTTGAGACCCTTGCCGGTCCAGATGATGGCCTTGATGACGTTCTCGGCGACATTCAGGTTGTCGTACCACTCCTGAATTGCGACAACGTGGTCCCTGAGCTGCCATGACCAGTCCGCAGTGTGTCCACGGAGACTGGAAATGAGAGCCCCGAGACCCTTGAGCGCTCCGCCGGCGATCCATGCCACGATCTTGCCGAAGTCCGACAGGACCATAACACCTATTTTGATGCCACGGAAGAACGCCTCGAAGTACATGCCGAGGGACTCGATAGTCGACTCACTGGGGACCAGCTTGGCCATGAAGTTGGCGAATGCCTCGGAGATGCTGTACAGACCCTCGGCGGATGGACCACTGAAGACCTGCGAGAACGCCTGTCCGATCCGCTGAAGCGGCTCCCACATGGCGTGGAACAAGGAGGCGAGCCCCTCGAGGACCTTCTCTCTGCCGCCGAGGTCCGCCCATCCCTGGAGAAGAGCATTCCTGGCGTTGCCCATCTGAGTGATGATACCACTCGGACCGGTGAGGAATGCACCTACCTGAGTCCACAGGGCCTTGGCCTGCTCGAAGTCGCCGAAGATGATTCGGAACGACTGACCCCAGGACGAACCGAGCTCCTCGCCGATGACGCCCATCAGCTGGGAGAAGGTCTTGATGTCCTGAGCCGCGGACATACCTGTCCTGGCCAGTTCCTGGATCTGAGCGATCTGCTCCTCGGTATAACCCATTGATGCGAGTTGCTCGTCGGAGTACTCCCCAGCCATCTGCTTGAGAGTCTCCATCATGATCTCCTGGGTCAGCCATCCCTCCTGGAGGGAGAGCCTGAACGACCCGTCCTTGGCGATCATTTCATCGACGCTCTTGCCGTGGATCTTGGCCGTCTGGATCAGCTGATCCTGGAACGTCTTGGTTGCGATACCTGAGGTCTCCAGGGACATCCAGTCCTGCAACTTCACCGTTCCTGCGGCCATGGCCTGCGAAAGCTGGTACATAGCCCTCGAGGTATCCTGGGAGTTGGCCCCCGCAATAGCTGCCCAGTTCGCCAGACCCTTAATCGACGCGACCGAGTCGTCCAGTCCAATACCGGCAGCGGTGAACTTACCGATGTTGGACGTCATCTCACCGAAATTATAGATGGTCTGGTCCGCGTATGTGTTCAGCCTGTCCAGGGCTGCGTTCACGGTCTCGATCGTCTCGCCCTTCTGGGCGGTGTTGGCGAGAATGGTCTGAACGGAGTTGAGCTGAAGCTCGTACTCCTTCATACCGTCGATAAGGGGCTGAACCGTGAAGCTCGAGAGCATCGAGGAGCCGACTTCTGCGATCTTTCCACCGATGCTGGCGAGTGCGCCGAAGGCAATCGACTGGAGAGCCGAGAATCTGCTTGTGGTCTCGGCGATACCCGCCTGGGCCTCCGAGAAATTGAGGTTCTTGGCTGCCGCGGAGACCTGATTGATCCCCTCGACACCGCCACGAAATGCCAGCCCCTCCTCGAGCTTCTTGACTCCGTTGAGAGAGTCCTGAACCCCGTTCATGAACTGGCCGTTGTTGAACTTGAGCGAGACCACCCGCTCCTCGATGGACGCCACTAGCCTCTCACCGCACTTTCAAGTTGCTTGACGATGCTGTCGAATATAGGCCTGAGCGCCGGATTTATATAATCCACGCCCTGGACATAGCCACCGGTTCTGGTGCCATGCCCGTACTGCAATATGACTGCGATCGGGACACCCTGCTCCACGTGGGAGTTGTTCCAGACCAATGAGACTAGGTTGGCGCTCCGTTTGATCTCGTAGGACCAGCAGGATGCGGTGTAACCGGACCTGACCGGAGTCGCAGCGGATAACGCGGCAACCCCGGCCTGTCCGCAATCATCGAGGAAATCGAAGAAGCGGCCCTCTTTGAGTCTCTCGAGCCACTTCCCCGTATCCATCCTCGAATCGATCTCCAGCGTGAACGCTGGACTCATGCGGCCCTCTCGCAGGACGCCGCGATACCGGCCACGATTGCGCCCATGGCCCCTCTGGACCATCCAACCTTGAGGTTGTCGGCAGTGGCTGGAATATGTGCAACGGTGGGGAGCCCGGAGGCCTTGATCGGAGCCCAGGTCGTCTGGGGGGCATCGAACTCCATGGACAGAATATCGCAGATCTTGCCTGACAGGAAGTCCTGATATGTCGTCTTGCCGATATCCGAGTTGTAGGCGTACCCCCAAGTCTTGAAGCCACGAGCTCGAACCATGTCGAACATCCACTTGGAGTCGAAGTACGCCTTGATGATGACTTTCCGCTCCATGCCCTTGAACATGTCGCAGACATCTCGCCACTGAGCCATCTTGTACTTCGGGTCGAAGACGATGACATGGGTGGAGCTGTACTTCTCGATCAACCAGTCCAGCTTGGCAGGCATGTACTGGGTCTTCGACGCCTCAGCCTTGATCTCGGCCCATGTGTACTCGTCGGCGTTCTTGGTCAGAGCGGGAACAAGACGCTTCATGCTTTGATCGTGACACCCGAACCAGACACCGTCCTTGCTCCGGGCCGCTGAGAACTCAAGCGCGTGAGCGTGGTAGTCGACGGCCTGAGTGTAGGCAACCTCGGTGTGCTCCGGCCAGGACAGGGATCCGCCCCGATGCGCCACGATGAAATGCGGAATCTTGAAGAGCTCCGTGATCGTCTTAGCGCCCTCGGGAATGGCCCTCATAGTGAGCGTCCCGATCTCCTTGACCCCGTCCCAGACGACAACACCGATCTTGGAACCGTCGGCCAGAGTCGGATCGAGCGAGTCGTTCTGCTCCTTGAGTCTGACGTCGACGCCGAATCGAACCTTAATGCCGGTATCAGCGGGCGGGGCGTACGCGGACTGCGCGTATCCAACGACGATCGAGGACCAGGACTTGTCTGTGGCTTTGCCCCAGTTCCCATTCGTCATGGATTCGACGTTGGCGGGGAATGTGCCAACCGCAGCGGTGTTCACATCATGCTGCACGAAACCCGTGATCTGCGGAAATGGCCCATTCTGCCAGCCGGTGGATTCCTTCTCCGGAATTCTCGGGATGAGTTGCTTGACCTTGGTACCGTCAAGAACGATAAGGACCGCGCAGCACCTGGCGGCATAGGTTGCGTTCTTGGACTTCCACGCGACGTTCTGGGTGTCGGCGGAATTCGCAACCATTTTGACGGCCACAGTACAAGACCGAATGTCCTCGTTGGCGGCGTACTTCCCGGTCCATCCATCGGGCGTGCAGTCCTGCATGTAGTTGAGCTGACCGCCCACGATGAGTAGTGCCCAGTCTCCGACAGCCGACGAAACGCTCAGTTTCTCGTCCGGATTCTTGGAGATTGCGATACCCTTCATGGGAGACGCCATGATCAGACCTTTCGAACGATAACCGTGTTTGGCGGGGTGCCGGCTGGAACCTGCTCCCCACGACCGAGGATCATGACGTTCCCGTTGCCCCCGCCTCCGCCGCCAGCGGGACGATTGCTCTTGATGGTGACGTCGACGATGTCGTCCTCGGAGAGCTTGACCGTCTTCGTGGCGGGCCAGCCCTGGTCATCCAGGAAGAGGCGAGCATTGGTGTTTCGGAAGAACCACACCATGCCCTCGATCTTGCCGTTCTCCCCCGCGGTGTCAACGTAGGTCGGACCATCATCGGGGTCAACGGTAAGAGTGGCGAACGGCGGGATGTCCCCCTTCACATGACAGTAAGGCATGATGGCCTCACTTGCCCTCGTCAGACTTCGGCTTGGCCTCGTTGAGCGCCTTCAGGATCAGGTCCTGCTTGTAGGAGATGTCCTTCAGCCAACCAACGATGGGGCCGTCGAAACGGCGACCGGCGATGCCGGCACCAGTCTGCTCGGAGACCCCCACGAGG